CAAACTGAATCTTCTATTTTAGACATCTGTTTTCGGCATTAGTTCTTCATTAATATGACTACACTTAGCGCATTGGTAAATTGGGATTGGTAAAAATCCTGCCTTTCCTGTTGGATTCATTACTGGGGATATTTTCCTAAGTAATGTGACTTGCTGGAATGTTGGATTTCCGCAGTTGTCGCATTCCACCGAGTCTAAATCTTTCATTTGTAATCCTTCTAGATTTCTTGCCAATGATTTTTTTAAATTATCATTTCCTCCTGTTATTGATTCCATATTTTCTCCTTACATCATTCCAAAGCCACCACCAGCCATTGGAGGTTCTTTGCCTTCCTCTCCAGGAAGATTTGTTATTACACACTCAGTAGTTAATAGGGTTCCTGCAACTGATGAAGCTTTTTCTAAAGCTGTTCTAGTTACCTTGCATGGATCGATAATACCCGCTTCAAACATATCTACAATTTTTTCAGTTCTGGCATCAAAGCCTTTATTTTTTCCTGCATCTTCAATTTTACTCCAAATAAGATCTGGATTAAGTCCACAGTTTTCCATTATTCTTTGAAAAGGAGAACTACAAGCTTTTGCAACTATATTTGCTCCAGTCTTTTGGTGATCGTTTTCAAAATCTAATCCTGATTCATTGCAAGACATTAAAGCTATTCCTCCGCCGGCAACAATTCCTTCATCTAGGGCTGCTCTTGTGGCATTAAGGGCATCTTCAACTCTATCTTTCTTTTCTTTCATTTCTATTTCAGATTGAGCTCCAATTCTTAAAATAGCTACTCCACCTGCAAGTTTTGCTAGTCTTTCTTGGTTTTGTTCTTTGTCGTAATTAGAAGATGAATTATCAATATCGTGCTTTATTAAGTTTATTCTTTCTTCAATTGCTTCAACTGAACCAGCTCCGTCAACAATAGTTGTTTTCTTATTGTCAATAGTAATAGTTGCCGCGGTACCAAAAACCTCCGGGGTAATTTTATCAAGTCTCATTCCTCTTTGATAAGATACAACCGTTCCGCCTGTTAGTGCTGCAATATCTTCTAGGTATTGATTTCGCTTTTCACCAAAACCAGGAGCTTTCACAGCTGCAACCTTTAATGTTCCTCTAATTTTATTTACAATAAGTCCAGCCAATGCTTCACCATCAATATCTTCTGCCACAATAAGCAAAGGCTTGTTTTGTTGTATTGCTGCTTCTAAAACTTTTACAATGTCTTTAATGGACGTTATTTTTTTATCATACAATAAAATCCAAGGGTTTTCTAATTCTACTCTCATGTCAGAATTATTAGTAATAAAATATGGAGATAAGTATTTACTTTCAAATTGCATACCTTCAACCATTTCCAATCTAGTATCGCCAGTTTGAGATTCTTCAACAGTTACTACACCTTCTCTACCAACTTTAGAAATTGCTTCAGAAATTAAATTACCAACCTCTGTATCGTTATTTGCACTTACTGTTGCAACATTTCTAATATCTTCTTCAGAACTTATTTCTTTACTGCTATTCTTTAAAGCTTTTACAATACCCACTACAGCTTTATCTATACCACGCTTTAATTCAATAGGATGAGATCCTTGTTCAATTGCTGCAAAGCTTTGGTCAATTATAGACGCTGCTAGTACTGTTGCTGTAGTTGTTCCATCACCAGCTTCATCATTTGTTTGTTGAGAAACTTCTTTTACAATTTGAGCGCCAGCATTTTCTAATGGGTTTTCTAATTCTATAGATTTTGCAACTGTGACTCCATCTTTTGTTGAATGGTATTCACCATATTCTTTTTCTATTACAACATTTCTACCTCTAGGTCCTAGTGTTGTTTCTACAGCTTTAGATAGTTTATCTACACCGTTTTTTAACGCTTTTCTAGCGCTTGAATCAAAAGTTAATTCTTTAGACATTGTTTTCTCCTCTTGTAACTATGCAAAATAAATCTATTTCGCTTATTATTAAAATATCGCCTTCTTCCATTTCAACAGTATATGCTGCTCTTTTAGGATATGCCACAATATCTCCAACTGCTACCATTGGTTCGATAAGGGTTCCAAAATTATATGCTGCTGGGCCTACTGCCTTTACAACACCTCTACTTATACCTTCTTGCGAAATATCTGGTAAGATAACTCCACCTGAAGTCATTTCTTCTGGATCTAATTGTTTAATCGCTACTTTTCCTCTGATTGGTACTACCATTTTAAAACCTCCATTATTGTTTTTATTCATAACTATTTAATTTACTAATATAAATATAATTCTTAGACATTATATTGTTGCTTTTTCTTTTATTATTTCATTATATTCTTCTAATATATTTTTAACGTTATCTATTTTATTAAATTCTTTAAGTTGGTCTAATACCTGCTTCTTAAAAAATATTTCATAGTCTAATTCAAATATATCTTTTCTTTTTCCTATTAGATCTAGGTCTTCTTCATTGAGACATATTGCCGTTTGCCTATCTCTAGGTTTAGTATCTTCTTCGCAGTTACTTTTAATGTAAAATAGGTATGGATTATCAGTATTTTTAATTGTAGTTTCTAACCTATCATTTGCCCATACTGAAGCCTTTACGTGTTGTGGCATTGTTTTTACATATTCGTTAAATCTTCTGGTAAATGATTTTGATATACCTATTTCTTTATATCCAACAGATTCTACTTTTTTTCTTAATGCTAATAGGTGTCTAATATCTAAACCATCCCTAACTGCTAATTCTGCAATTTTGTTCATTGCTCCTTTCATAAATTCTGGTGTATCTTTACGAATAATATTCATACCTCTAATATACTTATATCCAGTATCTCTTACTATTCCATAATATCTTTTCTTTGAATTACCAAAGTATATTTTTTCCATGTCATATTCAAATTTTAAATCCATTAGCATGTATTCATCTTGCAGTTTAGGATTGTATTTTTTAACATATTCTTCTTTTAGTGCGTCATTAAATACTTCTAATTGACTTTCCATTTGTTCTGCAGTCTTACCAGCTGATTTTACAAATATAGAATCTGTATCTCCGTATAGAGTTTTGTGGCCATATTCATTAAATTTTAATACAGCAAATTTAAGAGCCTGTCTTGCAAAATATGTAATAGCATCTGCTACTTCTGGCTTATATAGTCTGAATTGGTTAAAGCCCATAGCGCCATATGCAGAGTTTAATATAATTTTATATGCCCATTGCCTTTTTTCCATTGCTACAATATCATCGCCAGTGTATTCACCAGCCTTTAATGCTCTATTTATTTCAACCCTTTTTAAGAATAGCTTTTTTAATACATAAGGTAATAATCCTAATTTATGTTCTTGTGAATAGAATAAGTATCTACCTCCAAAAAGAGTATCATCATGGCCAGTATCAATAAATGGAATTTTATCTTTATTTAATTGGTCAATTATTTCTTCAATATTTATACCAAGCTTTTTACAATCTTTTTCAGATGCTATAAATGTTTCTGGACTTAGATTAAATGCCATCATAGCTGTTGGATAAAGTGAAGTATAATCCATAACAGTTACGTCATCATGTTTACCTGGTTCAGTTGGATTAAAGACTATTGCACCTGCGTATTGTTGCTTTCTTCCATGTCTTCTTGTTGGAAATATTAGTTTTTGGTGAAACTCTTTTAAAATATAGTTATCAACAATCATAGATTTATAAAAAACTAAACCTAAAGAATCTAAATTTGCAATACTTTGTATTGTTGTATATAGGCCAAAGATGTTTATTTTATCATTTATTTCTTTAAGTATTTCAACATCACGTATACCATACTTTATAAATCCTTTATAATTAGTATTCCAATCTTTCCAAGTAACGTCTGTTAATTTGTCTAATCCTTTTTCACCAACAATTTCTTTAACGGCCGTAGCTAGTTTATAGTTTGGTAAATTATAACCCATATCTTGAACGCCTTCCATCATATCAATATGATCTAGGCCTTTGATATTTACTTTCCAATATTCACCGCGTTTTCTAATATAAACATCTTTTATTGGCGATAAGTTTTCATATGGCAAACCTAAAACCCTACATCTATTTACTATATATGGAAGATCATAACCTGCAGAATACCATCCGCTAATTACGTCTACTTTCATCATATTTAATGTATTAATAAATCCTAGTATTGCTGTTTCTTCTTTTTTGCACAGCATAATTACATGGGTACCGTCATCAATAATTTTAGGTTCATCATAATCTTTTGTATGCTCAGGATGCCAGGAAAATACAAAATATTTTTCTACTTGTGGTATATAACACTGAATAGATGTAATTGGCTGTTTAGCTTTTTCTGGCATATTATCTTTAGGATTTTCTGGATCAAACCAAGTCTCAATATCAAAATACATGATGTTTCTTTTATCAGACCATTCCAATCCTTTATCCAATATAAAATTAAACTCTGGGCTTTTATCTGACTCGTATATTCTTCCTGGATAATCTTTTCCTACTTGATTTCTCATTTTTATAGAGGTATAACTAACTTTATATACCTCTTCTTCGTGTAAAGATTTGTATATAGTAGTATCACTACAATCAAATTGCTTGATGTCTAATATATCTTCAATGTGTTTTGCAGAATAATAGAAATAATCTTTAAAATTATCAACCTTAGTTGTAAAATTTCCGTTTTCGTCATAGCCAAATTGGTAAATTTTATAAATTCCTTTGTCAAATTTTGACGTTATTCTTGATAGTTTGAATGTGCTCATAGTTTAATTTTTATATAGGTAATATAAACAATTTATTTAAAATAAAAAAATATTTGGTTAAAAGTTATTAACAATTTAGATCGTAGTATTGTCCAGTTTTAATTAGCATGTTTGCTTTAACCATTTCTTGCATTATGGCCCAGCTTTCTTTCCAATTGCTGTCAAGTTTTAATCCGTGGCCACCTTCAGATATAATAACCTTTAGTATTTGATCGTGTCTTATAGAAGTATTACCCAATGAAGACATTATTCTTTTTATTAAATCTATATTTGTTTGATTTAAGGTTATTTTTTTAGTTTTAGCAGTTTTTATTTTTGAAACAATTGTGGAAGATGGTTCTTCTTTAATCATTTTAACTTTACAAGTTTCTCCTACCAATACTTCTCCCATTTCTGTTTGACTTAGTTCTTCCATTATAACTTCTCTAGGAATAATTGGTTGTGTTTTTACTTTTGGGGCAACTCTAGCAACTTTCCTCTTTTTTATTAAGTGAGGATTATTTTTAAGCCTACAGTAAACAGAGTACTGGCAAAGACTTACTTCAGTACCGTATGATTTTAGTTCATTTTGCTCATCTTCAAATATTTTAATACCATTTTCTGTTGTATAGTTCCACAATTCTTTATGAAACTGTATATCTAAAATTTCTTTTTGGTTTTCTCGTATCCAAACAACTCTTTCGCCTAAAGGTACTTCTTTTTTAGATAAACCTGGAAACATTAATTCTAGAGTTTCGCATGCGCCTGGACCTGGAGCTACAAACTTTGAATCGTGGCTAAAGTTTAATTTTGGATTAACAGAGTTAGAGGTTGAACAATGGTACCCATAATAGTCTCCTATCATGCTTTCACCGGTTAAGTATAAAAATCCTTCATAAAGATCTTTTGCTTCTCTCATCCCTGTCATAACTGTTTTTTTAGGATTATGTCCAGAAGGTCTATGTGTCCAAGATGCTATCCATTCGCAAACATTAGACCATGTTCCTTTATCATCATGCCTAGCATTTCCTAGATACCATTCATTAACAAACCTTCTTCCAGCAGTTTGAATACTTGTGTGTAATTCAGTAGTACCCCATATTTTTTGTTTATTTTCTTTAGCTGCAACTGCAATTTTTCTAAGTTTTTTGGTATATTCTCCAACTTCACCTGTTTCTTTAAAATCTTGTTGCTCTTTACCTAGCAAAATAAAATCTATATGGGCTTTTTTATTATCGTCAATTCCAGTTAAAACATTGTGTACGCCCCTTGCTCCATAAAAGTGAGATATAATAGTATTACCAATAACATTTTGCCATTTTAGTCCTGGAACAGTAACTATATTTTCCATAATATAGACCATCCTATCATCTGCCGTTATTGAAGGATGAAAATATTCTACTTCTAATCCAAGTGCTGGATCTGTTGGATTATATGATTCAACTATTCCTTTTTGGAAAAGCGTTCTCCTATTAACCATTTTGACAAAGTGCTCGTAGTCTTTTAATATATCCCAATCAAGGCTATTTCTTAATGCTTGATCTTTTGTACTACCTGCAGGTATTAAAATATTAGGCATGCAAATCCTCTAAATGTCTTACATTTTCTTTTTCAGTAAAATCATGTGAAACATGTATTACTTTTCCATTCCAACCTTTTTCTATTTCTTCTTTTTGTACAATGTCATCTTCAAAGAAAAACTGAACTATAATTTCTTCTTCATGCTTTAAAAACTTTAAAGTATTTGCCTTATGTATACCTGAAGTTTCTCTAGACTTTTCAGTAAATGGCAAGGGATTAAAATAAACTTTATTTTTTATTCCATGTTTTAATAAAAATGCTTTAGTTTCTGGTTCTTCTTCATAGCTTCTGCCAGTTATTATTACATCGTTTGGGCCTGGTCTTACACCGCATATTCCATTTCCTAAATGGATTACCCCATCAATATCAAATCCGTTTACTTTCATAATTATTTATTCATTTGTTTTGAAGTAGATTCAGTTAACCTTCTGTTTGCTAGTTCAGTGCATTCATAAACAGCGTCTGAAAACATCATTTGATCTGGCGGAGTTTTTTGAGTAAACGCAGATGGGCCTCTTAGTGCTCCTACTACTCCTAATTCTCTTGCAACTTTTAAGTATCTTATTGCGTCTATTACTACTCCTGCAGAATTTGGGCTGTCTTGAACACTTAATTGGGCGTCAAATAATACTGGAGAACCACCGAAACCTTCAAGCTCTAATCTAAAGTTTGCAACTTTATTATCTCCGTAAAAATGAATATATTCAGAGGGTCCTGCATGGAGGAAAGAATCTTCAGTAGAAATACCTCTAATTTCATTTTGAGCTCTAATAACATTTTCTTTAGAAATCTTTTTTGAAGCTAATCTAGTTTTGTCTTCCATATTTAAAAAGTCAGTATTACCACCAACATTTCTTTGTATGTGTGCTTTTACATGGTGACCTCTTTCAAATGCTAATTCTTGTAGCATCTGAGATAAAATACTTGCCCCAAATTGAGAACGCATATCGTCTCCAACTAATGGTATACCAGCATCAATAAATCTTTGTTCCCAAGCTGGATCAGATGCAATAAATACTGGGATACAATTTACAAAAGAAATTCCAGTTTCTAAACAAATTTCAGCCCAAAATTCTGTAGTTTTTTGCGAACCAACGGGTAAATAGTTAACAAGTACTTCTACTTTTCTTGCTTTTAATTCTTTAATTATGGTATCTTTCCATTTTCTTTCTAATTTATTGGTCCAAGATACTCTATTCATATCTGTAGAATTTCTTAGCTTTTCAGAAACTAGAAATCTATTTTCTTCAGGATAATTATCCATTAAGCCCGCATAACCATCAATAACAGGGGCTTCAAATACTGGTGCTTTAGATTCAATAGTATCTACAATATTCCATGCACAGTTTGGTCGTTGTTGTAATGCTTCACCCAATGGTAAACCAGTCTTACGTTCGTCAATATCAAACCCTACTACGAATTCAACATCTCCAGCTAAATAGCCTCCAATATCTGTTTTCATTACTCCTGTTGATGCTTTAGTATTTTCAGCATAATATTGTACGCCTTCTACAAGCGACTTTGCACAGTTTCCTGTTCCTATGATTCCTACTTTAATTTTGTTGTTTTTTGCCATTTTGATTCCCCTTTAATTTTTATTTGTTTTATATAATATAATAAATTTTTTTCAAATAGAAAAATTATTTCACTTTTAATTTCCCCATAATAAATACTAAGTTACGATAAAAAAACTATAGTTTTGTGATATTTATTTTCACAATTATTTTCCATATCCCACCTATAAAATTCCCTGCTTAAATGTACGCTTTTTGGTTTTTCCATTGCGTCAAAAGATAGTTGTTGTTTTTCGTTTAATATATTAGCTGGCCATGTTTTAGCTGTCCAACCATATAGATCACAAACAGAATCTATAGTTTTATTAAATATTTTTACAACTTCTGATCTTTGTTCCCACGTTCCATAAAATGGAGTATCTTTATAATATCCTGTTTTAGGTAATTTTCTACTTTCATCTTCAATTGGTAATGCATGTACTAATTCAATATTTTTTATATTTAAACACTTTAGTTGATCTGCCAAATATAATACCATAACCTCAGCGGCTTTAGCGTAGTCTTCTCTTCTACATAGGTGGTGTCTAATATCTATATTACCTGCGTAAAATGTTAAATGGGTTAAATTTTCAGCATTTATTCCAGATTTTTCTAGTATTTTATCTTTTAAACCGTCTCTTAATACAGAATAAAGGGTTAATCCGTCGTTACGGCTAGTCATATATCCTGGTTGATACATTGAAAAAGAGTGGCTATCACCAAAACATAATTTTGTGGTTTTTTCTACTATATCAAATTTTTCTGTTTTGTCAACTGCTTTTTGCAATTCTTCTAAATCTATTATGTGTGCTAAAGGAGATGTTGAACTATTTTTAAGTCTTTTTGAAACCATATCTACCAAATCTGGCATTTCATGTTGTAAGGATAATAGTTTTCCTGGAAAACTTTCTAGCTGAATAAGTTTTTTACAAAAGTCATCGCCTAGGCCTCCAAAAAGATTAAGCGTGCCTTCATAACTTATACCCATATAGAGTATAATTACATCATAACTATTTAGTTTTTCTGATTTATCTAAAATTGTTACGTCAGTATACCCTGCGTTTATACATTGGTTCATTACCTTGTGGGCCCATGCCCCGTTATGGTTTGATATTCTTTTTGATATTGCACCAGACAGTCCGTCAATACCTATTTTAATACCTTTATCTTCAATTTTATCTACTAATGTTATCATATTTTACTTTGTTCCTGATGAACCAAATCCTCCTTCTCCTCTTGTGGATACTGATTCATATAAATTATTTTCTTCTACTAATTCTATCGTTGGATCACCTAGTGGTAATAGTACAAACTGAACTATTTTATCTCCTGCTGCAATTGTTTGGTATTCCGCGCTTACGTTTGTTAAGTTTATATGTAGTTCTCCTTGATAACCACAATCAACTACACAAGCTCCTACATGTAATCCTTTTTTAGTAGCAACTCCAGATTTATTAAATGCTATTAAAGCATATCCTTTAGGTACATTTACCTTTATCCCACTTGGAATAAAACATGATTCTCCAGGTGATAAGTCAGTTTTGCCAGTATAATCATTTGGTATAAAAAAATCTACGCCTGCATCATTTGTGTTTGCTCTTGTTGGAGTCTTTACATCTTTAATTTTTGTTATTTTCATTTCTTTTTCTCCTTAATATAGTTATCTAAACCGCCTAAATAAGCTACGCAGTCTAATAAGTTATCTTCTCTATAGTTATAAGAATGCCTAGATAGTTTTAAAGCTACCAATGCAGCATACATATCTTCAGCTTCAAAGTCTTTACCAGTCATACCACTAGCAATTTTTGCAGCACGTTCCATACCTTCGCTAAACGGACCGTATTTTCTTTCTTTTTCTTCTGATCGATTATGAATTATTTCGTCAGCCCTTTTAAGTATTGATTCTTTCTTTTTCATATAAATAATTTTTTTATTTGTTTATTTGTAAAATCTACTAATTCTAATTTTTCCATGCTTTTTTGTGGTAAAAATATTTTTTCTTTGTCTATATAATCTATAGTTATTTCAGGTTTTAGTATCCACTGCTCATTAAATTCAGGTAGAGCGTGTTTTAATGAATGCAAGGCTCGTACGCCTTCTTTAAGAATATTATCTCTCATTTTATAGTGCATTTCATATAAGTGTAAACTACCAGCAATATGATAATAAGAACCTAGTTCTAGGTCTGGATATATTTCTCTTAATTCATTTAACATCAACTGTTGAAATAGAGCAAAATTAAATACATCATTACATAATCCAAATATAATATCGTTACTACGCATATTAACACACAAGTGTAATTTATTATCTCGAATAAATACCTGTAAAAATTGCGTGCAAGGAATATCATGCCAATTTTTAGTTTTATGGTATGGCTGACCTATAACTATAGTACATCTTCTAGAATCTTTATCTTTTTTAAGTTCTGTTTTTATCCAATCCCATTGGTCACCTAATATAAATGTACCGTAATTTGACTCTACTTCATTTTGGCCGTCCTGTATTCTTAACCAGATATTGGCACATTTACCAATATTATCTACTCTTGGGTTTCTAGACAGATACCATAAAAATTCCATAACTGCATAATTATCATTAAATTTTCTAGATGGATAACCTATACCTAACTTTGTAGGGTCAGTTAATTCAAAAGATCTAAAAAGTAATTCTGTTTGATTGGTACCATTACTACTAACATCTTTACCAAAATAGGTAAGTGCTTGAAGTTCTGATAAAAATAGCTCATGTAGGCTGTCAAATTTATTCATATAACCCTTTTTATTTTTTTATATAACTAATATAATAAAAATAATTGAAACTATAAAACTTTTTTATGATTATTTTCACTAATATTATAAAATTCTTTTAATTCCATACACCTACTATATATAGTTTCTAGGCTTGTATTTTCTTTCCATTGTGAAAACTTACCAATTAAATCTATTCCAATTACTTTTTGTATATCTAAATTATCTGATATTTGAGTTGTTTCAATGTAATTAATTATTTCGTTTCCATCAATGGCCTTGTCATATATATTTCTCATGCATTCATATATTATAATATCTTTATTATATGTTTTTCTATAATACGGCTGTCCTGTGGCTAAAACCTGTTTATATATCCCTGATAATACTATATCCTCTTCTGATTGCAATTTGCAAACATATATAAATTTATCTGTGTGCGGTAAATTAAAACCCTCCAGGGAATAATTATCGATTATAGAATTTCTAAATTTTCCAGAAGAATCTAATTCAACTAAGTCAACTAGATTTATAGTTGATATTAAGCGTTTAAAGGTTATTTCTAAGTCACTAAAGGATAACTTCTGAGGGTATTCTATACTTATTAATTGTTTATCTATGCAGTTTTTATTTACACTTTCTTCTATTTTTTTAAATAATAATTCAAAACTATCTTCAGGGCCTAAACCTTGTATTGAAACATATTTTTGATATTTATCTAATTGTTTAAGATAGCTAGTTTCCGTAGTTGTTTTACCTCTGGTGTATAGCGAATATAAATTAGAAAAGTTTTTAGGTTTTTTTGATGTAAATTTACCCCTATCATTATAAAATCTTTCATAATCTAAAATAGAGCAATCATTAAAAATATTTTTAACAAAATCAAATAGAGTAGGCGGAATAATTTCTTGCCCGTGGTTGCTATCCATTTTTTCCAATGTTTTATGTTTTATCAATGGTATATTTAAAACATATGAAACAAAATAAGATACTTGATTATTTCCTAATACATATTCCATAGTTTATTAATGTCTCATAAACATTACCGAGCAAGAAGTATAATAATTTTTTAAAATTGTTCCTTCATCTGTGGTTACAGATGCTGTAAGCTCAAACATAACAGATTGAGAAATTATTTTTTCATTACCGGTATTACCAACATCTGGACTATAATACGGCTCGTGTCGTCCATCTCCTCCAGACTCAAATCCATCTGTATATCCAGATCCGCGGATTTGTTGAGTGTTAAATCCATTATATTGGTTTGTTAGTTTAGATTGAGAATACGCTCTCAATGCTGGAAAAAATATAGGCGCTTCTACAAAAGACTCTGATGTCATTGTATCTCCAAAGGATCCTGTTACTGAAGGACTTGGGGCCTGAATCTGGCCAGCTCCTGTATCTTTATATGTATACAATTCTCTTGCTTTCCACCTATAATTTAAGCCGTATCCTGCAGCATTTAGACCTGTCTTATAAGGAAAATAGGATATTAATTCATTTTCAGTAGTAAAGTTTTTTACCAATGTAGCCTGATTATCTACCTGTCGTGTCAAGTTTCTGTTATTTGGGTACCAGTTGTTTACAAAACCAGAGTCTAAAGTATACTTTAACGGTGGATAACTTCTTGGTGGTGCGCCTTCTGTATGTCCAGTTTCGTGACTTGAGTTTCGAGCAGGAACTAATTGTGGAATTCCTTGTCTTATTGCTACTGAAGCTGTTAAATACGGGGCTGGCATGTTTAGTAACTCTTGATGGTGATACACTGTACTTGACCCAGTAAAACTTTTAATAACGGATCCTGACATAAGATTTAATGCTAAAATGCCCTTATAAACTGGAACTTGAACATTTAATGTTGGTTCAGTATGATAATGAGAATAATTGGTATCTAATATTGTTCCCATACCATTTTTAGTTGCATTTACTTCTGCAACTACTCCAGGATTAGTTACAAATCTAAGGTTTGAAACTTCTAGATGGTAGTATATTTTTCCTTGTGTTCCTATGTGAGCACAATTGCAATTTTCAATTGAACCAGACAGTCCAAAACTATAGAAATGTTTATTATATGAACCATAACCACTACCACTCGCTGCGGCGTAACTTGCAGAGTTTGATCCAGAAAAATAAAAAGCTGAAGAAGTAAATTCTCCAAGAGAAGGATTGTTTATTCCAACAGGTATATACTCTTTTGATTGAGAAAGAATACCTCCATTAGATTCACTATTTGCTAATCTAACGCCGTGTAATATTCCAGGACCATCTTTCCACTTAAACATCCTATTTGGATCACCAAAGTCTGGTGTTGGTATTGGAAAACTACCTAATGGTCTATCCAATTGAAAAGATATTTCATCTCTAGTTACAGCGTTTGAAGCCCCATAATGAATAGAGGTTGTAAATGGAGGTAATCCAAAAACATGCAATTCTTTTAGTGTATCTTGGTTTGACCTACCAAATTGATCTCCAATTGAAGTACCTGTAGCATTTCCATACGGACCAGGTAGTCCTGGTGGGTGAGAAGCTGAAATAGATTGAGTATATCTAATATCTCCAGATAGTAGGTGGGAATTTTCCGTTGACCAACCAAGTATATTAAACTTCGTTCCAGTTTCTTTCTTTTCCATAAATACGGTATCTGATCCTATGCATTGAATGCCATATTCTTCTCCTTCTATTGTTACAGTGCTTGAACTATTATTAGTCCATTTTAATTCAACCTTTGGTTCACAATTGGTTATACGCACTTCAGTTGTTGGAGATGTTGTATCAAAAATATGAGGGTGTCCTGAGTATGGGCCTGGAGGAGCAACAATTGTCCAAAAACCATTGGATCCAGTTGCTTGAGCTTGAATAAATCCTTGTGGTCCTGTTGGTAAATAAGGAAACTCGCCATCATGATCTTCGCCAATACAAATAAGTCTATCTGGTCCGGCGTTTGTGATGGTTTTTGCAACATATTGAATTGATGTATCTTTAAAAACACATGGACCATTAGATACCTCTAAACTCATTGTAAACCATCCAAAATTATTGTCATCATCGAGATCAGGGCTCATATGTATTTCAGTATCATAAGAATTTGTTAAATTTGCAATTGCGCCAAATATTGCAGGATTTGTCCATGCAGAGTTAGCGTCAGCATCATCTGTGATTACGTTCAAGGTATAGTCATTATATTGTAATATGGCCCCGTCAAGAGACCAAGTAGGTTGACTCACATCTGTATCTGTAAAGTTGTATATTGGAGATGAGCCTGCTAATGACATAGTTGGAAAACAATGCGTACCGTTTTTATCTGCAGAAAAGCCTGGATTAAGATATACGTCTGCGCACCCACTTATTGCTGGGCAACAGTTAGGCGTTAGCGTTGTATTTTCATATGGAAGTTCATCTGCATCATTAGTACATTTTGGATTATCTGATGAGGCCGTAAAGCATAAACGTACTTTTCCTTTTATATGTGTAGTTGGGTCTAAAAGAAGAGTGCTAGGCCTATTGCTTTGTGTATCATTAAATAAAAATGTCCCTTGACTATTTCCTACCAATTCCCACTCTATTGTGTCTGCATTAAAAAATGGGAGGTCTGATAACTTTACAGTTGTGCCAAAATTTGATTGGCAAATATGATCCCCAAAACTTCTTGTTGGTTGTCTGTTCATGTTTAATTGAATACAACATGTGTCACTAGCTGCTATACCATATGAAGACGTGCCCGCGCATACAATTGGAGCGGTATGCATACCCAAGTTTAAGAGCCACCAGATAGTAGTTGGGTGTCCTTGTTCAATTGGGTTAGTCATATATTCATACCAGGATGGGGTTGAAGCAGGACACCAAGACCCAGTATTTATAGCAACAGTATGTATTTTATTCCCCTCGAATGTCGAATCGTACTCAGAAGTAAAACCAGTAAATGCAGATGGATCTTTTACTATGTTTGTTGGTTTATACGCGTAGGAGCAACTTGGGTAAATATGGTTACCACTTCGACCATTAGTTGGATCTCTAGGTATCATGCTACCGGCGTATTGGTACTGGCTCCTATGCCAATTACCATGCAAGGAAGAACTATTTATTTTCCATGCAAGGCTATATGCAGCATTGCTAAATGATGGGTGAGATTCGGTTAATGTTCCATAGTCAGCTGAATTTGAACAGAAATAGTGGAAGTGATTACCACTTGAGTAGTAGTATGTATTTCCTCCACCAAAAAGATCTGCATCACTTCCTGCGCAATAAATAAAGTAGACTCGGCCGGTTCCTGACCATCCTGCAGGGAATTTCAGATTCGAATGGTAGTAATGGAAAGCAATTGCATCATATGATGGTGAACTAAATGATCCTGAGTGATTGAATGCATTCTCTACTACTGCACTTTGTGAAACCAAGCTTGTATTCTCCCATGTTATTGAACTTGTCCCAAATGTAAATGGAGTGGTTTGCATTGGTCCTAAATATCTTGTTTCAGTATAGCAAACGTTTAATGCAGTAGAAGACGTTACCTCAAAAATTGAAGCTGTTAATTGCTGTGTTCCTGTTCCAGACAAGCCATATGTAATTCCTTCACCACCACTAGCAGGATTAACTGTCCAAGATTTTATCGTGGTTCCTGCTCCTCCATCTTGTCCCATTCCTGACTCAGATCCTGATAGATTTATCTTTAGGGGGTCATAAAAAGATCCACTAAAACAGAAAGAAGCCGTTGAACCACATAGAAAATCGTTTATACTTGCTGAAGGACTACATGAGCAATAATCATCAACAAAACCTCTAACAACAATTCCATTTTTTAATTGGTAGCTATTTGTTCCAGTTGTTAGAAAGTTTACCCCAATTGCGTTATTTTCTTCAAAACTCATTGATGTTATTTGAACATATTGATAGATGTCATTTTGCCAAGAAACTAGTTTGTATCCTATTCCTAATTGATTTGCTGGAACAAAACCATTTTGATTCGTCCATCCTCCTTGCCATTGTAATAACTCTTGGCCTGAAGTAACTGTGAAATCAAAACCATCATCTGTAAATATATGGGTTGTTGGTAACCCTTGGTCACTTCCACTTGATACAAATATTTGTAAAAAATCAACACAAGCATTTTCCCTATCTTTTGATTGAACAAATTCAGGAATATTAAATAGACTACAAGATACTAGTCCGTTCGGCCTACTAAATACAGCTCTGTCGCCGGTGTCTGCGGATATTGCTGTTGATGTATCTACTTCAGCCCCATCAAAGAATTGCACAAATGATGTTTGTCCATTGGGAGTACTATCTGGAAAATTTATTTCCATTCCTTGTTGAACTGGAGCATTTGTGCCTGTGTCCATAACGGTATCAAGATTTGTCAGAAATGCAGTGTCACTTGAATATGGTCCATCTATTATTGTTGCATAGATAGGCTTAAACCTCCATGGGTGTGGACCCAAGGAAGTCAGTACACTTTGACTCAAACTTGTTGAGTTAAAATCTCCATGATCTGTACTTATACTACAACTATTATCTGCTATACACATATATATAAATATAGAAATAAAACAATTAACGACTAATCCAATCCTCTAATTCTTTTGGAGTTGGTATTCGTGTATTTATATCACAATTTTTGCAAAACCATCTTGCATTATTACTTGGATCAAATTTGATCTGTTGATGTTCGTGGGTGCATTTGTTTTGGAATTCCTCTATTTCTTTTTGGAGCTCCTTTAATTTCTTGTTCATTTGATCTATCCTTACCATGAGTTTTCTCACCATTGATACTTTTATGCATCAATTCTTTAAGGTATAACTCTTGAATCCAATCAGGTAATTTCACAACTTCCTCCTGCGCATGCTAATTCGCCTGATAGATTTGTATTGTCTTCAATCTCAATAACATTTGACAAATCTACTTCTGTCAATGAATTCATCATTTCATTGTATTTTGTTTTTGTAATATCTTCAAATGGAGCTTGTGTATAAGAACCACCATCATAAGGTAGTACTGAAAGTCCATTATATGAATCTCTATTTTGCCACATCCATTCTCCTGCCAATTCCCAATCTTTATCTTTTAAAGATATGGTTGCAGATACATTATGGGTATTTGAACCCTTTCTATGGCCAGATTTGACCCATTCCGTTGCAACTTTTTTAACTCTATCTAATAATGCAAATGGAGATTCTGTTCTTAAAATTGAACCACTTGGAGATTTTTGAGGTACTGTTATACATGCTGTGTCATGGGGTCTGAAATATTCATCTTCAACTAGTTCTGGGTGGTTAGAAAGGAGGTGCTGGTATATTGATTCATTTTTACCAACTCGTATACGTCTAATATAATAATTGTTATGCCACGCATGAATACCTGAACTTGTTCCTAAAACTAAACTTGTGGTACCTGCAGGTTTTACTGTAGTTGTTCTTGCTGCTTTATTTATTCCAATAAGTTTTGCAACTCTTGAATTTTCTCTTTTAACTTTATCAGCTGCTTGTTTCATATCATATCCTAATACGGTTCCGCTACCAATACCTGTCATTGAAACCCCTATAAGTGCTTCTTTTTCAGTTGTTTCTCTCCATATATCTCTTAAATAGTGGAAATTTGTATATCCAGCCTGTAGTGTTCCTATGAATGCAGCTGCCTTAACTCTTTCATTTAGGTCTTCTTGAGATTCTATGTTTGAAACATTTACTTCACACAAATTACAAAATTGAAAAGGTCTTAATGCGATTTCACAACACGGGTTAGTGCCCCAATCTTTATCATTGTTTAGATAAATTCCTGGTTCACCTGCACCAGATAATTCAACCCTTTTCCATAGGTCCATAAAAAATTCTTTAGTGATTTTATGCCTCATTAAACAAGCTGAATTATTAGCTCTACCTCTTTGCGGATTCAATTCCCACCAATTACCTGCCTTGCAACCTATCATTTGATCGTCATCAGCACTAAATAAACTAATAAGCGCTGCTCTTCTGATACCTCCAGCTAATACTGCATCTGCTATATGACATACAATATCATGAGCTTCTAAAGTAGTTAATTTGTCTCCAGTTTCTTTAGATTCTAATATACCTTTTACTTTTACTACACATTCCTTTAATGGTTGAGGTCCTGGAGCTTTACCTCCTGATGTCACAAGCATTGCTCCTTTTGGTCTAATATCTGAAAAGTCAAAATCAATTCTACTCCCTCCGCCATTCATATATGATTTCATAAGAACTTTAATAGCATCTGCCCAACCTTCAATTGAATCTCCAATTAAAAATCTTCTTTTTCTTTTTGGATATGGTTTTTGAATCATTGGTAATTTTTCAACATGGTGTTTTTGTACAGAGTATCCAACGCCTGTACCGCCTAATAATAAAAACATTGTTTCACTAAAAGCATCAATACTATCTATAGGGAGATATGCACAATTATAAATTCTATTTGGAGAGATTTCAATTGGTTTTCCACCAAATTGTAGACTTCTCATAGAAGGAAGCACCTTTTTATCATATACTAATTTATATTTTTCTTCTATTTCTTCCTTTAAATTTGGAAAAGTTTTTTTATGCATTGCTTTATTCCTGGTAACTAACTCTTCCCATGTCTCTCTTCTATTTAATTCTGGTACGTATTTTGCGTACTTCATATAAACTGTAATTTCTGATAGAATTTGATTTGATACTTCCATTTGCTTCCCTTTATTGTTGTAAATTATTGTTGAAAAAAATAACTGGCTACTACACCAGTTGTACTAATAAATATCGATATATACATATATCAGTTCATTTCGTCAAACTTCTTTTTCATGATTTTTCTTAAATATTCGTTATGGTTATCCATTTCTTTTGTTGTTTCTTTTCCTTGTATTGAAGTATCTACATGGATATCAATTTGGCCATTTGATGCATTCATTTTGCTTGGAAAGGTAATTCCGTCTGGTCCGAACCTATTTTTAATAACGTGCCATCTACCTGTATTTGCCAATTTGTCTTCTATTTTTCTTGATAATGATAATACAAAATCTGCAGTCATAATTTTACTATATGATTCTGCAATTTTTTCAGCTCCAATTATATCATCTTCTAATGCCGATCTGTTTGCTTGTGAAGCTGTCCAGACTGGTATTTCATATTCACCGGCTAAACCTCTAAGATCTTCATAGATATTACCTAATTCTAATCTTACTTCTTTACCATGTCCTCTCAATAAATCTGCGTAATCTACTATAATTAAGTCTGGTTTTTTGCCTAGTGATGTGCATCTTTGTATATGGGCTGAAAGAGTATTTACTGTTGCTGCTTTTGTTGGATAATATTTTACAATTAGGTCTCCCTTTAGTGTTTCAACCTTTTTCTTAACGTCATCAATATTATATTTTAGTTCTTGAGCCTGTATTCCTGTAAATACTGAATCATATCTTAATCCAACATAAGCTGAGTTTAGTTCAAGTGTATAGTGTATTACATTTAATCCAGCCTTTACGGCGTTTGCGCCAACATTTACTAAAGCCCAAGATTTACCAATACCGGCTGGAGCAACCATTACGCCTAACTCTCCTTTACCTAAACCTCCATCAGCAATATCATCTATTGCATCCCAGCCAGTTGTAACCGTATTTCTTACGCTTTCTAAATATCTTTCATCAATATGTTCTGCATATTCATGTCCCATATCTTTTTCCACACCAGCTTTCATTGCATTATCAACTTTAGCCTTTATTTCGTCATAATTTCCACTATTTAATAATTCAACAGATTCAATAATAGCTTTTTTTATTTCTTGATTTTTGCAAAATTCTAAAGCCTTGTGTTTTATATAATCTAAATCTTCAGCTTCTAGATTTGAAAATGCAGCCTTTATATTATCAGCAATACTTTTTGCAAGAAGGTCATTTTCCATCTCTACAATTTTAATTTTCATTGCTTCTAAAGTAGGTGTAGTTTTATATTCCTTAAAGTATTCTTTAATTATATCAAGTATAACTATGTTTGCTTCTGAATCAAAGTAGCTTCCGTCTAATATATCTATTATTTGTTGTAAAAACAACTTATCCTTAAATAAGGCTGATATTAATTTTATTTGGAATGAGTATCCAAAGTCGCTTAATTTACTTACTTTCATTATCTTTTCTTCTAGCAAATACATCAAGCTTACCAAACGTATCTTTAAGCCATAGTTGTGGGTTTTTTATATTTAAGTTGAGCGTGTCATCTAAAGTCATAGATAAAAATTTTATCTGTGTTAGCTTTGATATTGGTTTTTGTACAATTTCTAATATAGATTGCTTTGTTCTACCTGGAATGTCTACCTCATCTAATTGCATTAGTTCACGGTTTAATTCTAGCATTTTTTTACTGCTTAATATATCTGCTGATAATTTAGTTCCATCGTTTGATTCTTCAATATATTCAAATATGTCATTTAATTCTACTTTATTATCTTCAAATAGTATAGGCAATCTTTTCATTAGTGTTTTTGTTCCGGCTCCTCTTATTCCTGGAATATCGTCTGAGCTATCTCCAGTTAAAACTCTGTACATTAAGAAATTTTTAGAATATATATTAAATTCTTCCTTTATTGTTTCTTTGAAGTAAAATTTCTTTTTTGTTGGAGACCAAACTTGAACTCTATTGTCAACAAGTTGTAAAAAATCTCTATCAGTCGACATTATAATGCATTGGCTTTTAGGATATACTTGTTGCGAAATGTATGCCATTGCATCGTCTGCTTCTATATTTTCAGGAGATAAAACGGTAACAGGCAGATTTTCTAAGTATTCAGAAAGTCTTTGTAATTGTTGAGCCATAGCTACGCGTTCATCATCTACACTGTTAAACTCATTTATTCTAGTCATTCTGTGTTTTACCCTTCTGCTTGACTTATAGTTTGGAAAAATCTTTCTACGTTTTTGGCTTCCACCTTTTCCATCAAAACAAATAATAACCCTAGTTGGTTTTATATTTCTAATTGCATAGCCTATTGACATTAAAAATCCTGTTATTCCTCCAACATGTATTCCATTATCGTTTACAGTTGGTACAACAACAAAAGCCCTAATAAAAGTATTTAAGCCATCAATTAATAAAATTCTGTCGTCTGCACTTTTTGGAGTTTCGTCGTTTTTTAGACTATTTAGTAGTTGTGTATAGTTTTTATTCATATAGGTAATATAAGAAAATTAATTGAATTAAAAAAATTTTAGGTGAAAAGTTATTAAAAAATTGTGGAGAATATCGGAGTCGAACCGATGACCTCTACAGTGCAAGTGTAGCGCTCTAGCCAGCTGAGCTAATCCCCCATAAAAGGCTCTTGGTTGGTTAAAATAGTCGTTATTATAGTGAGGACTTTTAACTCTTAACATTCTACACCACGAGAAGGTGGCCTTTTTTCGTAGAACAAATAAGTAATCGTAGCAGTTTTAAATCTACCACGATTACCTACTAATAAAATTTAACCTATTGGGGGTGCTTCATCTGTATGTTCTAAGTCGTCTATTCCAAAATTGTCTACCTTGTACTCCATTATAAGAGTACTGCAAATTTTATCATATACTTCTTTCTTTAGATGTTCATCTTTTTCAAGCTTTTCATTCCAATCTTTTGATTGAAACTTAATAACTTCTCCATCGTCTGTTGTGTATGTATACCATGCGCCACTTTGAGAAACTAATTTATAGTCTTTCAAAACTCTCAACCATCCACCAAAATCATCAATTCCACTATCAAAGTAAATATCAAATTCTGCTGTTCGTAATGGTGGGCCCATTCTATTTTTAACAACTTGGCATTTTGTTTTAATACCAACAGTTTGATCTTGACCATTAACTTTTGCCTTTATCTGTCCTGCGGCTTTTAGTCTTAATCTACAACTAGCATGAAAAGCAATAGCTTTTCCGCCTGAAGTTGTCCATGGATCACCAAACATAACTCCCATTTTTTGTCTAAGTTGATTTGTAAACATTAAAGCTATTCTTTGTCTTCCAATCATTTGCGTTATTTTACGCATTGCTTTTGAAAGAATAATAGCTTTACCAGTTGACCAACCATCCTTGTCGTAATCGGCTGATTGTTCTACTCTAGTTGTAGCGGCTGCTACAGAATCAACAACAATACTAACAAGTCTATCTTTGTCGCTTTCTCTAACTTTAGTTATTATATTGTCTATTACTTCAAAAATATCTTCAACTGTTTCCAATTGAATATACAACATTTTAGAAACGTCTATACCAATAGTTCTCAAAAACTCTTCATTCATTGCATTTTCTGTATCAATATATACAGCCAATCCATCTTTTTTCTGAGTATTTGCTAAAATTTGAGCTGCGACTAAAGATTTACCTGAGGCTTCTAGACCGGTTATTTCGGTAATTCTACCAACCGGTATACCGCCATTAGGGCGATTAGAAATAGCCATATCTAACATCGACGATCCTGTGCTTATCCATTCAGTTAAATCAGTGGGTGTATCTTCTGCTCCATCTAAAAAATAAGCAACCTTATA